CAGTATCAGGTATATGTGCAGTGTTAGCAAGGCCAATAGTCAGGATAAACAAGGATAGCCGTCATGATTTAGGATACAAAGTCAAACTCTCTATTGATTTTAGAGGAGATATGTTTCTTCTTAGTAAATTACAGAGAGTTTTCACTCAAAATGGTATTTATTCTACATTAAAGGAGTCTGAGTCAAAAGCAAGACCAAGACCTATACTTAGAATAGGAAGAATAGACCAAATACGTAATTTTCAAGAAGTTTACTTGCAAGATGCTTTAGATGAAACTAATATTATCTATGCAGGTAAAGAAGATAGTAAAGAAACGTGGTTGACCTTTCTACTTATTCTAATCAATGTAGAAACTAAAAAACACTTGACTGCTAAAGGCTTAGATGAAGTATTCAGGCTTAAGGGGTTGATTGAATGATTTGTTCTCGTTGTAATAAGAACGAGACAGTGCTTAACTTTGCATTATGCACTATTTGTAGAAATCAAGTTCTAAAGCAGAAGTTAGAAGGTGCTGAAACAGAACATATGAACGAAGAAGAAATAGCAACTCACCATATGGTGAGATTACAACTTGAAGGTTGTAGAGAATGTGGAAGTAAAACATTTGGATATGAAATAGGTATTCAAGAAGAAAATGAATTGTTATGGTATGTAGCCATGATAAGTTGCAAAGACTGCAATAGTAATTACAAAGAAATATTGGAAGTGAGAATAGATGAGTCTAATAAAAACGGCAATGGAACACAAGAAAACTAAACCTATGATTGTAGTAGGTAACGCTTCATTGAATAAGATGAAGAGAGCCAAGTCATTTGTATCAGAAGATGCAATAGTAATGTATGCTAATGAGTATAACATAGAAGATAACTTTAGTATTCCAAAAGAAAGAGGAATAATAATTGATGAGGTTCACTACAAACCTAATACAGAATTGATTAAGAAAACCCTGTTAGAATATCGAGGACAAGTGGTATTGATTTCTGATAATCAGAAGTCAGTTCCCAAAGATTTGTTTTCATTGTGTCAATTGAAAAGAGCGAATAAGAAGATAGAGTATGATGTTGAAACATCAAGAGCAGATGAACCAAAGGAGTTTGATATTGATATCTACCCTATGGTTAGAGAATATCTAAAGAATCCTGATAGGGATGAAGTTGCAACTATGTTGAAGTTATCTACTCCATCAGACATTCATTTATTGTCTTGGCTTGCACCTAACTTACATCCAAATAAACTATCATTCGTTGATTTTTCAGTTAAGAGAAGATGGAATACCGATTACTTCTACGAACTTCTAGCGTACTCACATGATGGTAGAATGGCGAGGAAGATGCAGATGCCTAAGCGTGGTTCTTATTCTAAGTTACCAAGTCTATCAAGAAGAGTTGGATTAAAGCCTAAAGAGTCTTATTTGTTAATGGACTTATTGAAGGATGAAAGTTTCAAGCAATTTGCTAAAACCAAATACAATAATGCAGAATGCAGACTTCTAAACTTAGGTGAAAAGAAAAGGAGAAAGAAGACAGATAGAATTGTTCCACAACAGGGATTAGGAGCGTGGTTCTAATGGGAACATATGGAGCGACTACTCGCTATAACCACGATAAATGTAGAAGAGTATTAGTTACTTTCATGGAGGAGTTTCCATTTAACGTTCCGTTTATCATGGATGATGTAATGGATTACATCGTTCCATTGCCGGGTCATATGCTAAAGGATGTGCAACCTACAAAAAGTACGAAGATAGGGAAAATTAAAAAAAATAGATATCAAGATAGTAACTTCTTTAGCCAATTAATGCTTAAAGCAGTAGAAGACTATTGGCAGAAAAATAAACCATGTATCGTAGTAAGGGGTCGTTGGCAATTTGTTAAAACCCAAAATGGCTCTCAATCTACAAGAGTGTTCATCAAACTAAAGGATAAGAAAACTAATTTAGATTGTTTTGATTGTGGACTACCGATTGATGTGGATATTAAATTTAATAAAAAAGGCGGTGATGTTTCTAACTTCAATAGAACCTTTACTTGTTCATATTGTTATGGTGTTTATTGTGGTCGTGACCCACGACATGCTTTTCTCTTAACGAACATCAAAATGGATGAAGAAGATTATGAAGAAGATAATGATGATGACAATTGGTTAGATGAATTAATGATAATGGAAGATGATGAAAATGGAAAGAGTTAAAATTAGAAAAGCAAGAAGAAACAAACTTAGAGCCTATTCAAAAATATTAGGTGTAGAACAAAGAATGGAAATTTTATTGGCAATAGATGCCAAAGGCCGTGTTAGTGTTAGAGATATACTCGATTGGCTTGAGAAACAAGGTATGGGTAGTAAAAGAACAACAGTGCTACGCAGACTTGATGAAATGGTAGAGAAAGGTGTTTTGGTAAGAGAAAATGGAAGACATGGCTCAAAAGGATGGTATTCTATCAATGAAGTAAATGAAGAAAATAGAGAATTTTTGACCTTTATGTATGGGAATATGTCTGCAAAAGTTAATCCTTATCACAGGAATTATATCAAACAACAGAAAATGTATCATCTATTAGGTGATTTATCAATTAGAGGAAGTGAAGAATGATGTTATGGGTAGAAAAATATAGACCAACCACTTTGAGTGGAATAGTAGGACAGAGCAACTTTGTTCACGATGCTGAACATTGGGTGCTAAACAAGAATATGCCTAATGTGATTTTGTATGGTATGGCGGGAACAGGTAAAACCGCCGCATCTATCTCATTAGTGAACGATATCTTAGGAGAAGATAAGGAAGGTAATTTCTTTGAGATTAATGCCTCTGATGATAGAAAGTTAGAAACTGTCAGAACCAAGATTAAGGATATTGCAACGACTAAGAGATTGGGTGAAGCCCCATTCAAGATTATACTTCTCGATGAGATGGATGGTATGACTAAGGATGCTCAGAATGCACTCAAGAGAGTGATGGAGAGATATTCAGATAATTGTAGATTTATCATCACTTGTAACGATAGACACAAAATTATCTCACCCCTACTTTCAAGATGTGCAAATTATGGATTCAAGAGAGTTTCTTCTGAGAATATGTTCGGTATTCTGAGAAATATTTTGGATTCTGAGAACATTAATAGGCATTCAGATGAGGACTTAGAAACCTTCATTACCTATTTACAGGGAGACTTGAGGCGAGGGATTAACGAATTACAGGCTTCATCCTCATCAAACCGAAGCCTACAAAGTCAGATAGACAAGAGCCTAGAGCCATACTCTGAAATAATAAACATGATAATCGAGAATAACCATACTAATGCTTTGGAGAAGGTGCATAAATTGATACATACGTCTACTGATATGAAAACTATCTGTGTAAATTTACACGATATTATTTTGAAGACTGATTTAGGGCGACAGTCTAAGTTCAAGTTACTCCGTGTAGTTGGGGAAGCCGAATGGAGAAGTAGTAATATGACTCCCAAAGTATTGGCATCTTGGATGATAGGACAGATGGTATAATGATTGAAGTAATTTTACTTGCGTATATTTTATTGAGATTTGTATTGAGAGTAGAGTTTACAGGAAGAAGAAGGAGAAGATGGTAATGTCAAAATTAGACTTTAACGAAGACGGAGTAGTAGACCTACAAGATGTAGAACATCTACTACTTCGATATGAGATAATAGCGTTAGGTGGCGCACTGCTGATTGTGTTACCTATACTAAACACGCTAAATTACATCAGTGTAGATTCCAATTTCTTTTGGATAATGTGTGGCCTAGTCATGCTGACAGAAGGATTAGTGGAAATAAAATATGAAAGAAAGCGAAAGCAACAAATGGAGGAAAAGAAAAATGAATGAAAATGAAGTAAGACAAGCAATAGCGAAAACTGCTGATGCTATCGGTTATACCGAAGCAGAAGCGTTGGCGAGGTTTGAGGACATATGTTCCAAGAACAACGTCAATGTGAGTGAGGAGCCAATGTTGGCTCTAAACTTGTGGAAGGAGTTCTACAACAATGCGTTAAGAGCGCAGAAGAACCCCAACCCTGCTAACACATCGGGTTCATCCGGTGGATGGTATAAGACGGCATTCGGTTATTTCGTAAGTGTGGATGAAGCAAGAGATATGCTTGCTATGCAGAACGAGAGAATAGTTGCAGACTATCGTAGAGATAGAGATGGAACATACAACTTAGGACAAGTTGCAGTATTTACTCCAACTGATGATGGTAAGTATGAAGCAAGAATGGTAAGAGAAGGCGAAGAAGTGATGAAGGTAATGGTAAACCTACCTGCAAACAACGTAGATATGGAAGATGGGACTTTTGTAGTTCCTCTTGATACTAACGATGCTGAATGGAACAAGGCTCGCTATGGTAAACCACTGGCTGCTTCCGAGTGGAGAAGGTCAGCAGTGTTTATCGGTGAAGTCGAAGGTAACATGGGTAAATACTACTTCAACTACAAAGGGCCATCATCTAAGGAGTTCAATCCTAAGACGTTTGAGTGGGTTCACTTTGAGTGTATCCTAAACTCAAGTGATGGAACTAAGATACATGGGGGTAAGGCCCACACTCTTGGAAGTCTTGTATACAACAGTGAACTTGCTGATGATGATTCCCGTAAGAAGGATATGTCTTCAGTAGACATGAGAGAATCTCTTATGGAGTATAGTGGAGATAATTTCTTCGCAGTGGTTGATTTGGAATTGGCTCACAATGAGTTACAGAACAAAACTAACTACAACGATAGATACATCTTCACTGATGGTCAGGTAACAACTGTTAACATGAACCCAACAAAGAATGGAAACAGATTATTCCATATGTCGGATTACAACTTGGAGAACGTTGCCGACTTTTCATGGGATGACTCCATAACCTGTTGGACACCACCACACATCGAAATTGATTTCGGTACAGGTTCTAATGTGGTTGTTGTGGGAAGAACATCACAAGGAACTGATGAAGATGGAAACCTAAGACCCATCTCCATTAACGTTACAGGTATTCTTGTAACAAAGGCAAGAGGCGGAAGCCCCGAAGAAATCACTCACATTGATGAGAATGATGATGACTTCGATGATGACTGGATGCCAGTTTGATTATGTAAAGGTGTAGCCATACACTTATTGTTGGTCTTAGGGGTGCAATGCCCCCTTCTTAACAAAAAGGAGAAATAAACATGAACAAAGGATATTATGATGAATACAAAATAACCTCTTATGCTGATGATGACAGTGTTATACATGGTCAGAGTTATGCGATTAGAGCGAGCAACGTAGATTTCACTACGTGGAAACAAAACCAAAACAAGACTGATGAGTATTGGCTTAAGTTACATACTATATCAGGTAAAGAAATCAGAATAAAAGTAGACTACAAGGGATTGAATGAGATACTGGAAGCAGTAGGAAATCCGTTAGTAGAATATAGGAATAGGGATTACAATGAGTTGGAACACAAATACTAAAACAACAAAAACGTTTGAAGAAAGAAAGAAAGAAAGGTTGGAAAAGATAAAGCATAAAGCACAAGTTGCTATATCTTTCATGTGTCTTGGAATTTGGGGAGAACCCAAAACTGCTAAGACTGCTATTGCATTAGACATCTTAACAGAAGAAGATATTGCAAATGACATGAAGGTATATGTTTTTGATTTCGATAATCGTGCTATTGATGTGAAAAGAAATCACTACAAGAACATAGATAACATCGTTGTTGATAATCCAATAGAGCGTAAAGAAGACAGTTTAGTTGACTTTGATGCTACTATGGAAAATGCAAGAACTTTCTATGAAATGGCTATGGAATGTTTGAATGAAGGTAAACTAAAAGCCGTTATTGTTGATGGAGCAGATAAACTACTTACAGATGTCTGTGAAACAAAGATGCGTGAAAAGCACAAAATGGATACTGATGCTGTAATCAAGCAACCGCCATACATTTGGGGAGATAGAAATACTCCTTACAAGAACTTCTTACACAAGCAAATATTAGAGATGCCTTGTCATCGAATAGTCATTGCACATTCTAAGGATAAATATGGTGGCACACCAAATCCTATTGGAGTAGAAGCAAATTGGCACTCTACAACAGAAGACATCTTTACTTCCACAATACGAATGAACCGAGACATAAGAAAGAATGGTGCTGATTATCATGCTCTCTTTGAGGCGAGTGCAAGAAAGCCTGAATTGATTGGTTCACGAAGATTGGTTTTATCTATCAAAGATGGCGAAATCAATTGGACTGGTGTTGAGGAGATAAAGGCAGGTGAAATATGATGGATGAGAAAGAAGACTGGATGAAAGTTGATAGGGTGAAGCAATACAAAACAATGCTACACATTGAGTGTGTTGGTCATCCTTCTATTACGAAAGGACAGAGAGTAAGTTGTAATAGAAACGTTGCATTGAAAGTTATTGATGCACGTAACTCTACCGAAATAAAGCAAGTAGCAAAGGTAGCGGATTGGCGTTTCTTGAAAACATTGGGTAAGAACCAATTTTTCTGCCCTTCATGTTCAGAAAAAATACTGAAAATGAGAAAAGAACAGAAGTTCATTTGGGGATGAACACAAAGAAGGTATCTCCTACTCCGAAAGGGGTAGGGATATCTTCACCAAAAGAGATGATTAAAATGCAAATAGAATTAGAAGTAAATACATTTAGAGAATTAATTGAAGAGATTGCCGTTAAAGGCAAATACAATAGTGGAGATACCTGCAAGAATGGTCAGGTTAGCAACTATGCAGTGTTGAAAGTAGAAGGAGATTACCTTGTAGCATACAATGCAGATAACATCAACATTGCAGTTATACGCTTGAGACTTGAAGAGGGACAGTTGTTCAGAAGTGGTAGGACTGTAATTGATATTGAGAAGACTGTAAAGTATCTCAAGGGATTTACTGGAATAGTCACTTTAGAATTTAGAGATTATCTTACCATAAAGAATGACAGTTCAATCGCAAGAGTGCCGTTGGTAGAAGAACACCCAACACCCAATATGATTAGTAGAGGAGAAGTCTTCCACAAGACACTACGCAGTATGGGGGAAGGTATGCCTACTTTCGGTAAAACAGAATACAAGACTGAGGTAGTTATCTCAGAAGATGAGATGCTTTCAGCAAGTAAGAGTTGTGATGTTGTTGGACTTGCACGTTACAAGTTTGATTATGATGAAGATGAAGAAAGTCTAATCATGTCAAGTAGAAAAAGCGTAACCGATAAGTTTGATGTAATCATTGAAACTACAATGTCAGAAGGTGAAGATGCTACTGTTGAGTTCAATGGTCAAGTATCTAAGTTCCTCAAGGGAACAGTTCGTCTTTACATCAATGACGATGCACCAGTATTGTTTGTAACACCAACAAGAATGCTATTGAAAGCACCATACATCGGTAATAGGTGATTATATGGATGAAAGAATAAAGTTCGTTTGGCTACAAACTAGCGGTACTGGACAGACAGATA